CAAGAAGTTGTCGGAAGTTTAAAATCCCAATTAAGAGAGGCTCAGGCGGAAGTCGCAGCCTTATCCGATAAGTTTGGAGTTACTTCCGTTGAGGCTGCCAATGCTGCAAAAAAAGCCGCTGAATTAAAAGACAAAATCGGAGACGCAAAATCTTTGACGGATGCGTTTAATCCGGATGCTAAATTTAAAGCGGTGACTTCTTCTTTGGCTGGAGTTGCCTCAGGCTTTGGAGCTGTTCAGTCATCAATGGCCTTATTTGGAGGTCAATCAAAAGAGGTAGAGCAAACACTTTTAAAAGTTCAGGCTGCAATGCAATTGACTCAATTCTTACAGCAAGCCGGTGAGAGTGTTGACTCATTTAAACAATTGGCAGCAGTTGCGAAAAATTATACAATAGTCCAAAAATTAGTGACTGCCGGTCAGTGGCTATGGAATGCGGCTATAATGGCAAATCCAATAGGGGCGATTGTGGCCGGAATTGTAGCTTTGATTGCTGCTGGAGTTGCATTGGTTAATTATTTTAAGTCAAGCTCAGCCGCTGCCGCTGCTAATACTAAGGCAGTTGACGCAAATAAAAAGGCCTTAGATAGTCAGACAAAAAGTCTAGACAGAAACTCGAGCGAGTTAGACAAAAAACAAAAACAGGAGCTGGCAATGGCCAAAGCATCCGGAGCGAGTGCGGCATCAATTAGAGCCTTAGAGTTAAAATTGATTGACGAGAAAATTGCTTACGAACAATCGGCTCGATCAATTGCATTCAACACTTACGAAAAAAATAAAAATTATTTAGCGTCTTTAAAAGCTGCCGGAGCAGATGAGGAGTTGATTAAAAAACAACAAGAGACAACGAATAAGTCGATAACAGAATACAACAAACAAAATCAAAAAGTACAAAAAGCTTTTGATGAACGCAAGGACATTCAAAATCGTCACCAGGTTGAAATCGTACAAGCTCAAACCAATCACAATAAAGAGCTTTCAGACAAAGCGAAAACAGCATCTGACAAAGCAAAAGAAGATTTAAAAGCTCAAAAGAAAAAAGACGCTGAAGATTTAAAAGCTGCGCTCGATGCTCAAAGAAATGCGGAGCTAAGTCAAAGAGATGAAATCACGAAAGCAATTGGAGACGCTCAAGATAAACAAGCTGAGAAAAATTTAAGCGCTAGCGAAGTTGAGCAAAGAGTTGTTAAAGATAAATATTTTGGTTTGATTGAGTTGGCAAAACAACAAAACAGATCAAAAGAGGAGATTGACGCGTTAGAAGTTCAAAGGCTAAGCGAATTAAATGATATAAAAGATAAATATCGACTTCAAGACGATGAGAAAAAAGCTGCTGAGTTAGAGAAAACTATCAACGATGCAAGTGCAACTTTTGAGGCAAGACTTGAGGCGGTAGATGCAGAGCAAGCTTTATATCAAAAACAACTTGATGACAAAGTAATTTCAGAGGAGCAATTTAATGAGAAGACAAAAGCGTTATCAAATGCAAGACTTAATATTGATAAGGCTGAGGCTCAAGCAAAACAAGCCCTATTTGCAAAGACTTCGGACACGTTAAACAAAGGAGCTGATTTATTGGGTAAAAATACAGCAGCTGGCAAAGCAATGGCAGCGGCAGCCGCTTTAATAAATACTTATCAGGGTATTACGGCAGAGCTTGCAACCAAGACCGTGACGCCTTTTGAAATTGGATTAAAAATTGCCAACGTTGCGATAATCGCAGCGACCGGATTTAAGGCGGTGCAAGACATTGTCTCAGTGCAAATTCCTGGCGGTGGTGGAGGTGGTGGAGCTAGCGCTCCGAGTGGTGGCGCTCCGAGTATGACAGCGCCAAGTTTCAACACAGTCGGATCGAGTTCAACAAACCAACTCGCGCAGACAATAGGACAACAAAGTCAAACGCCTCAAAGGAGTTTTGTTGTGGCGTCGGACGTGACCACAGCTCAGGCTATGGATCGTAATATTATATCGAATGCGTCAATTTAATAAAAAAAGTTTATAACAAAATAACAAATTAAAGTTATACTATATATGGAGACTTACAAAGTTTTATTTAACGAAGAGCAAAACGACGGAGTTTATTGTGTGTCGTTAGTTTCAGATCCAGCAATTGGAGTTCAGTTTGTAACCTTGTCAAAACAAAAGGAAATCAAACTTGCAACTATAAACGAAGAGCAAAGGATTTTATTAGGTGCGGTATTAATTCCGGATCAACCAATTTATAGAGTACAAGACGGACACGAATTTAATATCGTTTTCCCAAAAGAAACGATTAAACAAGTTCAACAGAATTTCAGTAGTCAAGGATATCAGAACAACTCAACTATTGAACACTCAGGACAGCAAATTGAAAACGTGACATTTGTTGAAACTTGGATAAAAGAGGATGAGGTACACGATAAGTCCGTAATGCACGGATTTAATGAGCCGATTGGAACTTGGTTTGCTGCAATGAAAGTCAACAACGACGAGATTTGGAACGACTACGTTAAGACTGGCAAAGTCAAAGGATTTTCGATTGACGGAGTCTTTGATATGGAGAAAGTAAATTTAAAAACAGAAATCAATATGAATTTAGAAAGTATCGTTAACGCGATAAAAGACGGTTTCGCGTCGGTAAAATTAACGAACGAAACCGAGCAAGTTGAAGTTGTTGAAACCGTTGAGGTTACAATGGCTACAATGATGCTTAAAGATGGTGTTACTATTTTAGAGGCGGATAGCTTTGAAACTGGGGTTTATAATGAGCCTAAGTCAGTTTTTATCGTTGCTGAAAATGGTGACAAAGTTGCTGCTCCAATTGGTGAGCATGAACTTGAAGACGGACGTATTTTAGTAATCACCGAAGAGGGAATGATTGCTGAAATTAAAGAGGCAATGGTTGAAGAGGAAACTCCAGAGGCTGAGGTTGAAGTTGAGGTTGCAATGACTACTGAGGAAATGATAAAAGCTATCGTTACCAATATGAGCGTTGAAGTTTCAAAACAAATCGAGGCTATTAGAACAGAGTTAAGCGCTCAAATTGCTGAGGTTAAAACTACTCAAGTTGAGGTGAAAGCGTCAACAAAAGCTAAGCCGGAAGTTGCTCAAACTTCACCAAAAAATGTGAAACTAACTAGATCACAAAAAATATTAAATAACTTAAAAAATTAAATTTTAAAAATGGCTACAACTACTAACGTAAGTTCAAACTACAACGGAACGGCTGCCGGTATGATTATCGGTCAAGCGTTCAAAACTATTGACACAATAGAAAAAGGAGCGGTTACAATCGCTGAAAACGTAAACTTTAAATTGTCTTTAAGAAAAATCGCTTACACAGACGGAACAACTGCTTATACTTGCGGATTTGCTCCAGCTGGAACAATCGTTTTAAACGAAAACACAATTGAGCCTTTCAAATTCAAAAATGATTTTGACGTTTGTAAAGAAGATTTTAGACAAACATGGAGCGACGGAATTATGGGCGCTGGAGCTGCTAATTCAACAGCACCATCTGATATTATGGACGCTATCCAAGCGGAAGTTTTAGGAGCTATCGGTGAAAAATTAGAGTCTGACATTTGGACTTCATCTACTAACTTCGACGGATTCTTAACTTTGTTCGCTGCTGACGGAGACATTAACAAACCAACTGCAGACGCAGCGGTTTCAGAGTCTAACGTTTTAGCTAAATATTTGAAACCAGCTTTAAACGCTGTGCCAGTTGCTTTGAGAAATAAAGAGTTAATCGTTGCGGTTTCTCCAGACGTTGCTCAAGCTTACGCTTTCCACTTGTCTACTCAAGGAGTTACTTACGGAATGGGTAACACTGATTTCCCATTGGCTTTCGGTCGTCACAATTTAGTAGTATTAAACGGACTTCCATCTAACTCAGTTGTTATTTACGAAAAGAAAAACCTTGTATTCGCTACTGGTTTAACTGCTGATTACAACCAAGTTGCACTTGTTGACGAAGACGAAATCGGTTTATTGACTGGTAAAGTAAGAGGGAAAGTTGTTTACGCGGTAGGTGTTGGATATTACAACGCAGAGGAAATCGTTTGGTTATCATTAGACTAATTAATTAACATAAATACCGCTCATTAACTTGGGCGGTTTTTAATAAAAAAATAAAAATATTATGTCAACATGCCTTATTAGCAAAGGAAAACTTCTTGGATGCAAGGATCAAAGAGGCGGTTACAAAAATTTATATTTCGCCAATTACGACGATTATGGATTTGTTATAGCTGCTCACCAAGTTACAAGCTTGGGATCTTTGGATGAAGTTTTCAAATACGAAGTTAAAGCGACTACAAATACATTAACAGAAACCGGAACAAGCTCACAAGATAACGGAACATTTTTAAACGCTCAATCATTAGCGGTTACACTTCCAAAATTATCTGCTGACTTACAAGGTCAAATACAATTGATTTGTGCGTCTCGTCCTTACGTTTTCGTGGAGGATTACAATGGTAACATTTTATTAGTTGGTGCAGCTAATGGAACAATGGCAAACTGCACAAAAGTAACCGGAGGAGCTGGAGCGGATTTAAGTGGATTTACACTTACCATAACAGCCGAAGAAAGTAACTTATCTCCATTTTTGGACTCAGCAACTAAGAGCGCATTATATGCCTTAGTTAGCAACGCGGTTGTTTCCTAATTTTTCTTTCATAGTTTGTTTAAAAAAAAGTCACTTCGGTGGCTTTTTTTGTTACAAAACGTTATTTTTTAGTTATATATATATGTGGATATTTAATTTAACAGCGCCTTATCAATTCAAATGTATTCCTCGATCTTATAATGGAGGAGATTTGACGTTTTTTTTACGCGATGAGCTAAGAGATATGACTTTTAATATTGAAATATTAGGCTCATTTTATCAAAATAGCGTTTTAATATTGGATTTTGAAGAGCCAATTTTAAAAGAGGGACAATCTTTTGAGATTACAATCAACGAAAACGACGTTTTAATATATAGAGGGAAAGCTTTTGCAACCGCACAAACAGACCTTGAGAATTTTGAACTCAACAAAGGAGTTTTAAAAGTATAAATTTATGGAGAAATTACAAATTATAAACCTATCAAATTATATCCGTCCGGAAATTCGAGAAGTGGCCGGAAAAAAGTGGGTTTTAAATGGAGATAAAAATAGTTTTTATCAAACCATTATCGATGCTTATAATGGATCGCCAACTAACTCAGCAATAATTGACTCTTATAGTCAATTTATTTATGGTAAGGGATTGACTTCAAATGGCAAATCTAAAAAGCCAAGCGAGTGGGCTGCGATTATGTCGTTAGTCTCTAAAAAAGATTTGCGTAAAATATGCAAGGATTTTGAAATGTTTGGAGAGGCATCAATTGAGGTTAAATATATTAATAATAAAATTCAAAGAGCTTTCCATATTGCAAAGCAAAGGATTGCTCCAGAGGTTGCAAATGAAGACGGAGATATTACTGGCTATTATTATTGTTATGACTTCTCAAATGTAAATAAATATAAGCCGGAACGCTTTGACGCTTTTGGATTTGGCGAGGGCTTAGGCGAACGCTCAGAGATTTACATAATTAGAGATTATCAGGTAGGCCAATTTTATTATTCCAATCCAAGTTACGTCTCAGGGATTTCTTGGGCGCGTATGGAGTCCGAAATTAGCAACTACTCAATCAATCACATTCAAAAGGGATTGTCATTCGGACATATTATAAATATGAACTGCGGAATCCAAGAGAGCGCGGAGACAATTCAAGAG